CCTCACTATGCCCTTGGATGTTGTACCAATGAATGGAATTGACGGGCTGTATTTTTGGACCATAGAGTTTAATATCCTGCGTGGGTCGCTAAGTTCGGCGTCCAGGTATAGCTCAGGGTTGTGGTCGATGATGGCTTCGGCGATACGTTGTGCTTCTGAACCTTCGATCGTATAGCCAGCGTCTATTTCCGTGTACCGGGACAAAGAGCCAACCATAATGTCCTTCGTAGCCCTTGTCATGCCGTCGATGCCCTGTGGGAATTGCCAGTTGTCATGGTAATACTTGGCTCGCTCTGTCATGTATGTGTCCACAAGCGGATTCCGTCTAATGGCGCGAGTATAATCATGGAAGCCAAGTGGCTCGACCGGCTTACCGGTTCTATTGTTAAGGCCACGATTGAAATTTAAGTGCCGGATGTACTGTGACAGGGTCTCGTCGTAATTCATGACCTTGAACTTCGGGTCCTGGTTCAATCTTAGCTGAAGCTTGTTCAGTTGTTGTTGCGCGATCGTGAAACGGGTCAGGGGTGCCCACACCTTTTTGGCACGGCCTGCGGGATCCTGGAACACTTCACCCAAGATGTCAATAGCGCTGGCGATACTGTTTGTCACGTCGATGCCACATTTCATTATCTTTGTCCCGGCCATTCTCTCGCGCAGTTCTGTTAATCTTCGCTGGAACATCGCGACATTTCGGCGTGCTTGGAGGACTAAATCTTTGATAGCGCCCGGCGTGTCTTTTGTCAATTCACCTGCATCTTTGAACCACTGGGCAGTTGAATAAACACGCCCAAGAACCTTAAGGGCAGGGAACCCTTCGTCGTCCAACTCCCATTCTGCCTTTGGGCTCCCGTGCAATGGCTGGCAGGAAATGCCCTTCTGATAAATACCATCCAGATCACCCCAGCTCCAATTCGTCACCTCCCCTTGGCTGATCACTTCGCCTCTATTGGTCACTAGGCGGACTATTGTCGTTCTAACGGGGAAATTTGTCTCAGCGGACAGTGAATTTAACAGCCCTGAATTGAAATAATGTTGCACAAAATTAGCCTTGTGAACTAGCACGGCCTCATCGGTACCATAGCAGTGACCCCATTTCTCAATCACACCCAAGATGTGCTCGTTCTTTTCTTTGTCCGTTGTGTTCAGGTATGCGGCAGCAAGCAGAGAGTGAGTCGAATTCCAGCATGTTGAAGCAATTGTCCTTCCAGCGATTAGTTCCCCTTCGGCCAGTTGAATGACGTCCTTGACCAGCCCAACAGTTCTTGGGTCAGCTCGCCCATTGATGCAATAACAGTTAAGGTTGGTTTCAAGCCAGTACGGAATTAATCGAAAGCATGCAAGCATGCGCGGTAAAACAGGGACGGTCAAGACAATGGCCGGTAAGTCCATTGGCTCATTGGTGAAGCATACAACCTTGTCAAACATTTTCACCACTTCTTCCCAGTATCCGTCATCTTTCTCCAAGTTGGGGGAAAAAGCCATGAACGCGATGCGCTGCCCTTTTTGCATGCCGTCGACGATTGCTTGGCACGCCTTTGTCGTGTTGGTCCATAATTCTTTAAAAGCAGCAGACGCGTCTAGGGTGCCATAAATGTCTGTTCTCATTGCCCAGGAAATAGCATGCATAAAATGGAACTGTTTGCCGTCTCGTCCTTCCATCTCAGTTGAGCGATGTACATAATTGTCGTGACCTTTAACTGTCAC